ATTCGCCTTTTAACGGTCTCGCTATACGAAGAAAGCTCATCATCTTCGTCTTCAGAGGCTTTTTTCTTTGGCTCCTCTGCCTGTTCCTCTTTATCAGAGGCCTCGGCGGAGGCGGCTTCTACCTCTTTTTCAGGGGCAGATTCGGACTCTTGTTCTTCAACAACGTCCTTTTCCTTGTCTTCTTCCTCGAGCATGAATCACTCCATGTTGCGCTTAGACGTGCAAGACGTCAGCGGGGTCTAGAATAGTCGCAATTACCTCGTCATCATTGATGATTCGGACTTCACCACCGTCGATACGGAATCGTGCCCCGGCGTAACGCCCGATCATGACCCAATCACCCTTCTTGCACCAAGGGCCGGTAGGAAATTTTTCCTTGTCATTGTAGGCTTCAGGCCCAATGGCAAGCACGTACCCCACCACAGTGGTCAAAGAGTTCCGTTCAACGGTCTCGTCCGCATACAGGACGCCGCCTTTGGACTGTTTTGGGCCACGATAGGGGAGAATGAGAACGCGCCATCCCGTTGGTTTAGGGAGGCGTTCCATAACATTAGCTGGGATCTTTGTGGGATCTAGAGATCGTTCGACCTCTGGGACATAAGCATCGGCTACTGTGGGTTCTGTCGGTGCTTCTTGTGCTGGAACCGGAGATGCCGGTGCTTTTTTGGCTTTAACGGCCTTTGCTACGTGATCGGGTAGAATCAGACCACTCATCGTCGTTACCACTCTTCTTCAGCAGAGAGACTATCTGCTCCTCTACCGACACAAACGCTTCGTATTGAGAGCGAAGCTTTTGGTAGGTAGCGAAGTCCGGAACAGACCCCTCTGTTATCTGTTCCGTTAGGACTGTAGTCCTTTCGCGTAGGAATTTAAGAATATTTTCAGCTAAGTAAAGGCCGTCCACGGGTTGTTCCCCTTTTATTTGGGTGCGTTCTCATGCTTGTGAGCAGACCCAAAATAATACGATAGCACCAGCATCAGAGCCCCATCCAATGTACCAAGGACTCGAGCCACAAGCTCCCGCATAGAACCGTCGATAACATTGTGCAATAAGAACCATTGGACTGTCCCCCACGCAACCACAACGATCACGGCAAGAACGCGCGGTGTCAGATCATGGGTGACCATTGCCATCTTGCGTGCTGAATCACGGTCAGACGCCGCAATTCTTTCCAGATCTATATCCAGAGATTTCATTTGGACTTTGAAATCAGCATCGATCTTTTTCAACGCGGCAAGCTGATCTGCTGTCGGATTAGCGAGAGCAGTTTTAATATCATCAGCCGTCGCGTCCTCGTGACCAAACAAAGCTCCGGATAAGGCTTTAACAGCCATACCGGCCACAGGACCTCCGAGAGCAGTGGCAATCGTGGGGGCAACTGAACCGATTAATGGTCCAAATGTTTTAAGGATATCCATGTTCATGCTCCCCAAATAACAATAACTAACCCAATAACACCCATAGCAATAATGAGCCCACCAACAATGCTTCCAACAAATATTGCATCTTTACGGGCTTCTTCCATCTCTTCCGCGTGTAGTCGTGCCTGACGAGCAGCTTCTCTTTTCATCTCAGCAACCTGCTTTTGAATGTAGTCCCAAGCGTTTTTCCCATGTTGGGAAATGAACAGGTTTTTTGCATCAAGTGCCAATTGATTGGCCTTGGCCTTGGCGCTGTAAAGTTTCATCGCCTCAGCTTCAAAGTCTTCCGTAGACTGAAACAGGCGTTTCTTTCGTGGCAGCGAAACAAGCTGCACGACTTTAGCTACTTCAGACATTAAGCTGCTGACACGGCGTGCCGTATCTACAACGTCCTCACCCGCGCTAACTGCGGACTTGAGGCCGCTATAGATAGCGGTAGCACCGGCCAGTATTGTAAAAGGATCCATTAGCGGACGATGAACATCTGACCGCGAAGCATCGCACCAAAGCCGCGAGCTTTCATTTCACCCTTTGAAGGTGCGCCCGGAACAGCTACGTTTTCCGTCTTACGGAAAGGAACTGTGCCTTGGCCCTCAATCACTTGCACCATATCATCGACCTTAGGGGTCTTTGTCTTAGCACGCTTAATCGGGTAAACCATATCATTCTCCTCTATTACGTCCGTACTTACGGAAGTATTCTTCGTCAGAGAGATTAGCGTCGCTAGAGCCTTCTGACTTGCCACCAAATAAAGAGGCAATGCCTTGCCCCAACCCACCGAAGATTGCTTCGCCGAGATCTTTTACATAATAATCGACAACTGGCCCCTGACCAAAGTCCACGATTCGTGACTTAACCTTGCTCATGTCGCCGCCAGCAAAGTCCTCTGCATACTTCTGCTTTGCGTATCCGATATCAGCCTCTGGATAGGTTGAAGTACGTCCTTGTGCTTCAAGCTGCGAAACGCGACCACTAGTATCAAATAGACTACCAAGCCACTCACCAAAAGTCTGTGGACTCGACGACGCTGCTTGCGCCGCCGTTTGTGCCCCTCCCCCAGACACAGTTACGCCTAACCCTTCTTGCATACCGGAAGCAGGAGAACCCATAAACACATCGGCAGGAGAACCTGCTTCCATAAATGTGCGTGGCTCTCTTACTCTTGCCCCCGCCACTTTAGCGTTAACGGTGCCAAGAACATCGGCAACGGTTTTGTTATCTCCAAGAATAGAAGGATTATACCGAACAGCTTTTTCTCCAACCACCTCAGAGATTGGTGTATCGGGGGCAGCTTTTAATGCTCTTACAGCAGCGTCCACACCAAGGAAGTGTGACGTGTAGAGGTTTTGTTCCGTAACAGGGATTCCATTGTCGCGAAGAACGCGAGCATTATCTACCGCAAGATTTCTAGCCATCTCCGTAGAGAGGACCGGATTGAAACGCAGATCCAAAACTTCTTGTTCTGTGCGGCCCTGTAGAAGGTCTGGGCGAGTCTTAGCAACTGTATCAAGCCACGTTCCTTTCGTGAATTGATATAGACCAGAGGCCGAACTTTGTTTGTTCTTTGCCAATGGATCTCCGCCACTTTCAATGATGGCGGTCCTATCCAAGAAGTTGTTGAGCGTGTCGCGATATGTGTAGTCAACATTCTTACGGATAGCAGACTCAGGCACGCCACGACGTTGTGGACCTGTCTCTCGACCGATCATTGGGTTGAAGTCATACTTACCGAACTGTGCTCCTAAATCGGGAATTGTATAGCCGGTAGGTCGAATAGCTTCTGTTGTAGGTGCAATAGCCATCGTTGGCTGTGGCACGTTTGCAAAGATCGACGGCATCCCTACCGTGTAGGGAGTCATCTGATACTGAGCAAAATTAGGGAATGATATTGGTGCAGTTTGCGGCTGAACTTGTGGAGCCATGCCATAGCGCATTGTCTCGGCAGGCGAAAATGGAAACGCGCTGGTCACATTAGAGCCACGGCCCTGACTCATCGCAAGTCCCATGTTCACAGGCATGGCCGCTTCGGCTGGTGCTATAGGGCGAACATCGGTTACGTTTGAACCACGCCCTTGAGATTGATAGTCACGACCGCCGCCACCTGCGGGAGTCCCGGCGCTGGTTGTACCAAAGCCACCGCCGCCACCTATCGATCCGCCACCGCCCGTTCCGAAGCCGGGAGTATCACCGGCACGAGGGTTAAACCCGCCACCTACGTCCCATGTATCAGCCATTATTGCCTCGTCATCTTAGTAGCGGCTACACGCTGCATTGCCGTGTTAGCGCGGAGTTGAGCAATGTCTTCCATCGATTGGATCTTCTCTTTGTCCAATGCAGTCTTCGTCTGAAGCTTCTGGGCATCAAGAGCAATCCGGCTTTGGTCAGACTGAGCCTTCTGCTGAAGTTCCTGTGCCTTCAATTGCAGGTTCTGCTGCTGCAACTGCACAAGCGGGTCAGGACCTTGCTGAGGCATAAGCTGCTGCATCAACTGCTGAGTCATCATGGCTTCAATCTTGGCGACCTCGACTTCCATCTCTTGCGGCTGCAACATGACATTGATGCCCTGCTGCTGCATTTGGATGACAACCTGTTGCTGCGCTGCGAGAGACAGGTGCTCGAGGACGTGGGACATCAGCACGCCATACACTGCCGGTGACATTTGAATCAGCGGCGTGAGCATGAAGGTGATGTGGGTTTGGATGTGGGCCATGTGGTCCTGTTCCGGGAAAACCTTCAAAGGTTGACCACCGGACGGGATTGTCAGGGCTTTTGCATTCTCCAAGGCAGGGCTTTGCGGCATCGGCTGCGGAGGAGGGGGCAACACAAGGTCTACGTCGGTGACGCCCAGCGCCGAATACATCCGGCGATACGCCTCATACATATTGTGCATCTGCGGCGCTTGCTGGGCGAGCTGCAATTGCTGTTGAGCCAGTGCAATACGCTGGGTCATCGAGAAGATATTGGGGTCGCTAACCGGAATAACGTCGATCTTGCCGTCAAAGTCTTGAGCCTTGACCGAAGCATCGCCGCCTTGGACCTCGTACGGGTACACGGGCGGTAGATATTCAGCAAAAATGTCCGCGAGCAGCTTCAATTCCTGCTTTTGAGCGAAGTGCATGCGCTTGTGGACGGCAGACATCACCCGGGAGCCACGTTCCAGCAAGGCAATCGTGGTTCCGACCGGCAATTCTTGGTTGGACTCGCCCATTCCAAGGTCTGTCGTACCAATAAACTTCTCGGCTGCGCCGATACAGAAGCCTAAAAGCTGGAAAAGCGTGGCCGATGGCTCTTTATAGGGAAGCGGAAGCAGAGATTGCTGCAAATCGCCACCCGGAGCGTCAACATCTCGCCATTCACCCGGCTGAATCGGGGTTTGATCCTCGATTCTCAGTCCTCTTGCCTTAAATCCCGCAGGTAAATTCGCAAGAGTGCCAGCGTCAACCAACTGCCGAAGAATAGAGGTAGAGCTCCGACTGAGATTGCCCAAAAGATGAACGAGTCCAAATCCATAGAACCCCATTCCTGACAAGAATTTGTATTGAACAAAGAACTGCCTCTTCTTTTTGAGCGGATCACCCTCCCGCCAGTTGCGGCGGATGGACAAAATCTTACGGGAACCGGTGTCATAGGTCACAATGTAGGGGATTTGGAGACCTGTGACCTCTCCTTCCTCATCTTTGTCCTCGAAACCTTCAATATCGAGATAACAATGACACTCGTGAAGCGTATATGAGTTAGGGTCATCTGGTTTTTCGATGCCCGTCGTCCGATCTACGCGCTCTTGAATCTCATCTTTGTCCCCTGCCGACGGCTTTCCGAGGTCGATGTCGCGGTAAAAACCGTTTACTTGCAGACGCTTAAGCTCATTTGGGGAGTAGTTAAGGACGTGAGTGACCCGTTCAGCGGTCAAAAGATCCCGCGCAGCGTACGGAACGATCAAATCCTTGGGCAAAATGTAGGGGCTGGTCGCCCGGCCAAGGTAATCGTCGTAGTAAACCTTCTTGAAAGCCGACCCGCCGTACCCGACAAAGTACAACATCTGATCGAAATCGGGGTCATATTCTTCCATGACCTCCGTAATCTGATAGTTCATGTAGGTTTTGATGCGATCTGCCTGTGCTTCACGCTCCGGCGTCACCTTTCCGATGATCTGTGTGCGTACCGGACCACCTGCTGGCAGCAGTTCCTTGTAGGCCTGAGCCTGAAACTGGGTCACAGCCTCGTTGAGAATGGGGTGCGTAACACCCGTCGAACCCTCAAACGGCTCTGTGCGGTCTTCATAGTTGAGACCGAGCAAGACCATGCCCTGCTCGTAGATCTTTTTCCACTCGTCGCGGCTGCGATCATCTTCCGTGATCAGTTCGTCAAGGTCATCGACGATTTTAAGAAGAAGGCGTTCATCCAAAACTTCGGCGAGGTTTGCGCCGAACGGGATGTCCATCTCGGCAACGTCCACGCTCTCTTGTTCTTCGACCTCTGCCTCATCCATCTCGGAGGAATCGTTCTGGTCCTTGAGGAGGTCTTCAATGTCTGAGTCGTCAGACTTTTCAATATTGTTGAACGGGGAAATAGCCATCAATAATAAATCCTTCTGCCGACCTTCGTCTCACCTTCTATCACAAGATCTTCCGGATGCGACAGGAATCCTCCCTGCCGAAACCGCATCAACGCTTGTGTGGCGGCGTCACAGTGGTCGTCATGTTCTCCAAATGGAAATGCGGCCATCTCTTCGATGACCTCTTCGGCCCAGCTCGTTTCAGGATACCACACCAAACCTGCCTCGAATAGGGGGGCCACGGAGTTCATTCTGACGTGTTTATCATTTCCCCGGCTTGGAGAAAAGTTCACGACCGGGATGCCCGTTGCCCGGAGTTCCTGTGTTAAAGGATGACCGGCAGCCTTTGCTTCGATCAAGACCGTTTCCGGATCCCAGTACTTATACTCGTCATGGGCAATCTTCTTCAGTTCCGGAAACTCCCACCGACCCTTCTTGGCATCAAGGAGGATCACGTTCGGCGGTCCACCTTCCGAAGGATAGAAGACACCCCATGTCTGGATCGCGCTAAAGTCAGCCGTCCGGGTTTTAAGGAACGCCGTGTCGTAGCTTTGCATTACATACTGCAAAGGCGGGATGCTTCCCTTCTTCCAAGGTTTCCACCAATCGCGCTTGATGATCGCCGCCGTATCCGAGGTCGGCGTCTGCATATACTGCGCGTTCCACTGGGTGAGCGGAATCGAAGCTTTGACGCGCTCCAACTCCTCAATCTTCCAGTACTCAGGCCACAAAGGTTTGCCGCTCGGAAGAATCGCCGGGAACTCAATGACTTCCCACTGATCAGCCTTTGGGTCATTCGCCGACTGACGCAGCAAGCGAGCCGTCAGATCGTTCTCACCCCATCGGGTCATAACTAAGATAATAGTACCGCCCGGCTGTAACCGTTGTCTCGGACCCGAACTATACCACTCCCACGCGTTTTCCAGCGCAGTCGGTGACATTGCATCTTGTTCTGAATGAGGATCATCAACGATAAATAAGTCTGCGCCACGTCCTGCGATGGATCCCCCCACACCGGCTGCGTAATATTCTCCACCATCATCTGTCTCCCACCGGTATGCAGCCTTACTGTCAGACCTGAGCTTTGTTTGAAAAATCTTCTTATACTCCTCAGACTCCATCAGGTTCTTCACCTTGCGACCAAACCTTACAGACAGGTCTGCCGTATGCGTCGCTTGCATGATCTTAAGATGCGGATTTCTACCGATCATCCACGCCGGAAACAGATAACTCGCAAACTCGGATTTCGTATGACGCGGAGGGAGGTTGATGATCACCCGCTTCAACTCACCGCGAGCGATAGCCTCAAACTTCTCCGCAATATCCCGATGATGCTTGCCAGCGATGAAGCTCGGCCATACGAGTTTCACAAACTCCAGAAACTCTTTGCGAGCCAAAGCCGTTGTATCAATGACCCCAAGACGTTCACCTAGTTGATAGGCCCGAACCATAACCTCTTGGGGTAATTTCTCTTCGTCGATCATTCGCTATTTCCATCAAGCACTTAGGTATGATATCACAGAAAAGATAAATGTCAGAGGACAAAGGATAATGGGCGATCAACCCCTAGACCTATATGACATCGCGTGGTTCTTTTCAAAAGTAGACGTTAAAGACAAGCGGGACTGCTGGGAGTTCAGAGGACACAAGATCGTCGGCGGATACGGAAGCGTAACAATCCGAGGCCAACACTACTACACCCACCGATTATCTTACGAGATGTTCTGCGGGGAGATCCCCAAGGATATGGTTATACGGCACGTGTGCGATAACCCGTCGTGCTGTAACCCCTGTCATCTGACCACTGGCACTCAAAGAGATAACGTCGTCGACCGAATGATCCGTGGCCGGTCAGCCGTCGGATCCCGGAACGGGCGATCCAAACTTACAGAAGAAAACGTGCGCGATATTATCGCTGACCCAAGATCCGCCCCGGCAGTCGCAAAAGACTACGGTGTCGGCAAGGACACGGTCCTGCGTATACGCAGAGGGCAGTCGTGGCTACACGTCAAGGACTAGAAGAGATCGATATCGTCCACGATTAGA